GGTGATTTCGACACTGGCAACGTAAGATACAAAGCTAGAGAAAGATACTCATTTGGAGTATCAGACCCTAGAGGTATCTTCGGTGTAGAAGGTGCGTAATTAATCTAATTTATGGGGCCGCCTTAAAACGGCCCCATTTATCAATACAAACGGTGAGATTATGAAAAAATTTAGAGTTCAAATTAACGCTTATCAATATCACGCAGATTTCACAGTAGAATCAGAAGACTCCGCAGAAGGCATAGAGAATGCTATTATTGACAGATTGGGAAAATCTGATATAAAATGGGAGTATCTTGGAGAAATGATGGATCCAAGAGTTAACAGAATAACCTATGAGGAGGTTATTAATGGAGGCGATAATGCAACATCTGGAGACCCTTTACACACAAAAGAAGGGACTAGATCTTCAATGGGAGCAGGAGCATCTTAAACAGGGTAAATATACTCTGGATATGGTTAAGATTGACAGAAAAGTCAGAGAGGTTATTAGCCAGATCAAACTAGCAGAAGCAGAAAAAGCTGATGCAGAGATTAAAATAGAAGCTGCCGCTCCTCAAGTTTCTGTAGCTACTTAATAAAAAAGCTACATCGTTGGAAAAATCCAATCCACACTACAGGCCCTCTTGCGCTTTACATAAATCTACTATATAAATTAATCACTATACAATTAATTAGAACATAGACGCGTATAGTCGACGGCCTAGAGACTATGTTCGGAAACTAGGAGGATATAATTATGGCAAGTACAACGTTTAACGGACCAGTCCGTTCGGAAAAAGGTTTCCAAGTTGCAACTAAAAATGCAACTACGGGAGCAATAACAACTAGAATGAGTTCAGGTATGCCTGACTTAACTGGTTTATCAAAAGCAGATGTAGCAACAGGTGCTAGTTTAACATTAGCAGCAGACACTATATCAATTGTAAACTACACAGGTGCAGCAGCAGCTGCTTGTACGTTACCTGCGGCAACGCAAGGAACTATCGTAGTTTATGCACAAGCAAAAGACACAACTGGTGGAACATCTACATTAACTTTTAATGCAGCAGGTTCTGATGTTTGGGCTACAGGTTCAGTAATTGAATCAAGAGCTACAGCAGAGGTTGATTTTGATATTTCAACTGCAGGTGAAACACAATTAGTTTTCACACCAGCAAACGCAGCTACAAACTTATTCACAACAGGAAGCATGATTGCTTTCATTTGTTATGAAAAAGGAACATGGCACATTGCATCTAAAATGGGTGGCGCAGCAGACGCTACTACAGGTGCATTTGCATTTGCAGCGTAATAAATAATTAGTGTGGGGCTTCGGCCCCACATTTAATTTTAAGGAGAAAAATATGAGTTCAGATCAAAAGTTTACTACAATAACAAGTACGGGACAGGTTAAAACTATTTCTGGTGGAACAACTAATATGGGTCCATGTAGAGTTACTTACATTCAATGTGAGGGAGTTGCTAGTTCTAAACTAATTTTAAGAGATAGTAGTGATGGCAGTGGAAATAAAGTGTTTGAAGCTGATTTTGGCACAGAAGGTTTAGATATTTATATGCCTGGAAACGGTATTCGATTCGAAACAACTTTACATGCTACGATAACAAATACTACATCTGTTACTATTGGCTACACTGGCTAGGAGTTTAAATGGCTAATACTACTTCAGGAACAGCAACGTTCGACAAAACTTTTGCTATTGAAGAAATAGTAGAAGAAGCTTTTGAACGTATAGGTCAGCAAAATGTTGCTGGTTATCAACTAAAGAACGCTAGAAGAACTTTAAATATATTGTTTCAAGAATGGGGCAATAGAGGTATTCACTATTGGGAAATAGATGAACTTAATATGGATCTAATCGAAGGACAAGCAGAGTATGATTTCTTTAGATCTAGTGGTGATGGTACAAGCGCTGTTTCTACACCAAACGGAATATATGGAATGTCCGATGTTCTCGAAGCACAGTTAAGATCCAATAGAACTCAAACAACACAATCAGATTCACCGATGACTAAAGTAGATAGATCTACTTATGCAGGTTTTTCAAACAAACTATCTAAAGGCACACCTAATCAATATTGGGTAGAGAGATTTATTGATAAAGTTAGAGTGCATATTTACCCAACACCTGATTCTTCTAATGCATCAAAAGACATGCATTTTTATTACATAAAAAGAATACAAGATGTAGGTGATTACACAAATGCAACTGATATACCATTTAGATTTGTGCCTTGTATGGTATCAGGATTAGCATATTATCTATCCATGAAGTATCAACCAAATTTAATTCAACAAACAAAACTAGTTTATGAGGATGAGTTTGCAAGAGCATTAGCAGAAGATGGTTCTGCATCTAGCACGCACATTACTCCTAAAGCATATTACCCAGGATCATAATGACTATTATAACTAAAGGAATGGGAAAAATATTAAAAGGAAGAGCAAATACTTTAAAAACTAAAGGAGATATGGAAACAGATCCTAATGTTAGACAAGGTATTGCTCAAGCAAAAAAAGATATGAAGAAAAAAGGATTTATTGGTTTAAAAAAGAAAAAAATACCTAAAGATTTAAGTTACTTGAAAGGTTATTTAGATTAATGAGAAAAAAATTTTTTGCAGGTATGTTAGTTAAGGGAGCAAAAGCTCTTTCTCCAATTAGAAAAAAAATGTTAAAAGAAGGACCAGGTCTTGAATTTAAAGAAGCTGTGAAAAAACATAAAAAACTTTTAGATAAATATAAAAATAAACCTTTAGATGAAGACGCTGTAAAAAAGTCTTATAAAATATTTACAAAAGGTAGAAAATAATGGCAAAGTACGCAACAGGTAAATACGCAAAAGCAATATCAGATAGATCTGGTATGGAGTTTCCATACAAAGAAATGGTTAGAGAATGGAACGGTGCTTTTGTTCATGTATCTGAGTTTGAACCAAAGCAACCACAATTAGAACCAAAACCTATGAATGGTGATTCTATATCTTTGAGACATGTAAGACCAGGAAGAATAGAACCAGCTGTTGCTGCTATGTTAGGTAATAATCCTTTTTCTATAACTGCGTCTTCACAAACTATTACAGTAACAGAACCTAATCACGGAAGAACTTCAGGAGATACAGTGAGATTTAGAAATGTTCAAGGTAGCCCTGGAGGTGTAGCTTTTTCAACGTATGAAAATTCTTCAGGTTTTAGTATAACAGTGACTACAACAGATAAATATACATTTACACTAGGTGCAACTCCTAGTATAACAGAAGAAGGAGGAGGACCAACTGTGTCTGCAGGACCAGTTACAATAACACCATGATAAAAAAATTAAAAAATTTTGTTTGTAAATTATTTGGCATTAAACAATGTGAATGTAATTCTATAGCAGATGTACCTGTTTATGAAAATGAAGAAACTGCAAAACAAAAAAAGATAAGATTAAAATATAAAGTTGATACTGATACAATAGGAGAACAGTAATGGCAGGGTTAAGTGCATCAGGATTAAAAACACAAATTAGAAGTTATACAGAAACAGATTCAAATGTTTTATCTGATAGTGTTTTAGAAAATATTATTTTAAATGCACAGTATAGAATATTTAGAGATGTTCCAATTGATGCTGACAGAAAACAACAAACAGGTAATTTAGTTGCAGGACAAGAAACAATTAATGCTCCAGCAGGTGCAGTTTTCATAAGAGGCATACAAGTATATGATTCAACATCAGCTACGACTGGAGCTAATACTTGGTTAGAAAAAAAAGATGTTACATATCTTCAAGAATATATTTCATCGACAGAATCAGCTAAAAGAGGACAACCAAAATACTATGCTATGTTTGGCGGTGCCACAGGAGAATCTGATACCACATCTGGTAGAATGATGTTTGCTCCTGTCCCTGATACAACTTATAAATTTAGAGTGCATTTTAATGCAGCCCCTGCATTGTTAGAAAATAATGACACTAATTATATTAGTCTTAATTTTCCAAATGGGCTATTATATTGCTGTTTATCAGAGGCATACGGCTTTTTAAAAGGTCCAATAGATATGTTGACATTATATGAAAATAAATATAAACAAGAGGTACAAAAGTTTGCTAACGAGCAAGTCGGTAGAAGACGAAGAGATGACTACACAGATGGCACTGTTCGAATACCGGTAAACTCAGTAAACCCGTAGGAGATTAATTATGGCAATAACATCGGCAATTTGTAATAGTTTCAAAACTGAAATATTAACAGGGACGCATAATTTTACTGCATCATCTGGAGACACTTTTAATTTAGCTTTGTACACAAGTTCTGCAACGTTAAATAAATCTACAACTGCATATACAACTTCTAACGAAGTTTCTGGATCTGGTTATACTGCAAAAGGAAACGCGCTTACGAGTGTAACTCCAGTTTTATCAACAGACACAGCAGTTTGTGATTTTGCTGACACAAGCTTTACATCTGCTTCTTTTACAGCAAGAGGATGTTTAATTTTTAACGATTCAGCATCAGGTGATCCAGCAGTTTGTGCAATCGACTTTGGTTCAGACAAAACTGTAACAAGCGGAACTTTTACAATTCAATTTCCAGCAGCAGACGCATCAAACGCAATCATCAGAATAGCGTAAAGGAGCCAACCTTATGGCTTCTACCTGGGGTAATAACACTTGGGGTGCTAATACATGGCAGTCAGACACTGTTTCAATAAGTGTAACTGGCTTTTCCGTAACATCTTCACCAGGTCAAGCAGACGGTTTTAACCAAGCTGGATGGGGTAGACAAGCTTGGAATAACTCTGGATGGGGCGTTGCATTTTCTCAAGAACTTGGTGGACTTTCTGCATCAACATCTTTTGGAACAATAACACCAGGAGAACTATTAGAAGTTTCTTTAACTGGTCAATCATCAACTTCATCATTAGGCGATGCAACAGCTACACCTAACACCCCAGTAACTCTTTCTGGACAATCACTAACATCATCACTTGGTTCAGTAGAATCTTTTAATGCTGAAGGTTGGGGTAGAGATACTTGGGGATTTGAAAACTGGGGTGAAAGTGCACTTTCTGTTTCACTAACAGGTTTATCAGTAACAGTTTCTCTTGGTACAGACATAGAAGCATACAACGAAGTAGGTTGGGGCCGTGATGGTTGGGGTGAAGAACTATATGGTCAAGCAAATGATTTCGCAATAATTTTATCAGGCCAATCATCCACATCTTCTGTAGGTGCATTATCTCCTGCAGATGTAATGGGAGTTACAGGAGTCGCTGCAACACCTAGTGTTGGATCACCTACAGTAATTGGTAATGTTACAGTTCTTCCAACTGGTCAATCTGCAACTGTTTCATCGGGAGCAATAGATCCTGAAGGAATTATACAAGGTGTTACAGGTCGAGCTGCTACATCTTCTGTTGGCTCTGTATCTCCTGCAGATGTAATGGGAGTTTCTGGATTATCTTCTGCAATAAGTTTAGGTGAAATATTTGTAAATTCAAATCCTATAGTTATACCTTCAGGTCAATCAATAACATCATCACAAGGAACATTAGCTCCTGCTGATGTAATGGGAATCACAGGACAATCTGCTACTTCTAGTGTTGGTACAGGACTTACAGTTTCATCAGCCACAACTCCAGATATAACTGGATTATCAATGACGTCAAATTTGGCTACATTTGGAACTGCTAAAGGATTCGGAATTCAAGCATATTCAGCCGTTGACACTGGTTCAAATTCATCGTATACAGATGTTGCAACTGGCTCAAATACAAGTTATAGTGACGCTGCATAGGAGATAAAATATGGCATCAACATACACACCTTTAGGTATAGAAATTCAAGCTACCGGTGAAAATGCGGGAACTTGGGGGACAAAAACAAATACTAATTTAGAAATTTTAGAACAAATATCTGGTGGATTTATACAAAAATCTATTGCAGGTAGTGCACAGACAACTGCTTTAGCAGTTACAGATGGTGGAACAGGTGCAGAGCTTGCACACAGAATGATTGAGTTTACAGGTACAATTACAGGTAATCAAATCGTTACAATTCCAAATGACGTTCAAAACCTTTACTTCTTAAAAAATTCAACTTCAGGTGCTTACACTGTACAATTTAAATATGCTACAGGATCTGGAGATAGTTTTACTTTTTCAGCTACAGATAAAGGAACAAAAATAGTTTTTGCTTCTGGTAATCCAGATACTACAAATCCTAAAATTTTAGAAATCTCAACAGGTTCAGATGTTGTTGATGATACAACACCACAACTAGGTGGAAATCTAGATACTAATAGTTTTAATATTTCATTTGATGATGCTCACGGCATTACAGATGAAAACGGAAACGAACAAATTATATTTCAAACAACTTCATCTGCAGTAAACCAAATAGATGTTACGAACGCAGCAACAGGTAATGCACCTAGCATATCTGCAACTGGAGATGATTCTAATATCGATCTTGCTTTAATTCCAAAAGGAACGGGTGAAACTAAAGTTGGTACAGGAGCTGCAGCAGCGACTGTAACTTCTAGCGGTGCATATGATTTAGTTTTAGATACAAACTCTGGATCAAACTCTGGTAACATTACAATTACAGACGGTGCTAATGGTGATATTACAGCTACACCTAATGGAACTGGTAAAGTAGTTGTTGGTGGTAATACAAATCCAGGTACTCTTGTTCTTAATTGTGAAGCCAACTCTCATGGTATTAAACTTCAAAGTCCCGCACACTCAGCTAATCAGAGCTACACACTTAAATTTCCCACTGGAAATGTTACAGCAGATAGATTTTTAAAAGTAGATTCAGTATCAGGATCTGGAACAACAGGTGTTGGACAATTATCATTTGCTGAAGTATCAGGCGGAACCTCTTGGCAAGCGGTAAAAACAGCTAACTTTAACGCAGCAGCGGGAGAAGGTTATTTCGTAAATACAACTGGTGGTGCAATAACAGCAACATTACCAGCATCTCCTAGTATCGGAAATAGTTTCATATTCAAAGATTATGCACAGACATGGAATAGTAATAACTTTTTAATAGATCCTAACGGAAATAAGTTTGAAGGATTAGATGATGTAACACACTATGCAATGCAAAACAGACAAGCAATTGAAATTGTTTATTCAGACAGTACAAAAGGATATGTATTAACTGCATCTGCTAACTCAACAGCAGACGCAAACTCTGGTGGTTTTAACATCTCTGCACCTTACACATCTAATTGGGTTGTTGTAGCTGGTGGCGGTGGTGGTAGAACACCTCTAGTTCCGTACGGTGGCGGAGGCGGAGGCGCAGGTGGGTACAGAGCGGCTTTCGCTAGTGAACCTACTGGTGGTAGTGCTTCAGGAGAATCTGCCATAACTTTAACACCTGGTGCAACTTACACGATTACAGTAGGAGCTGGGGGTAGCAAAAATTCTAACGGTTCGGACAGTTCAATAGCTGGACCAGGAGTCACTACAATCACATCAATTGGTGGTGGTAGAGGTAATTATAATAATAGTAACACAGCTACATCTGCTGGTGGATCTGGCGGTGGAGGAGTTTCTGCTCAAGAAGGTGGCGGAGGACCTGTCATCCCTGGTGGAGCTGGAACTGCTGGTCAAGGAAATGACGGTGGAGCTGGTTCAAGCGGTGGAAGTAACCGATCAGGAGGATCTGGTGGCGGAGCTACTCAGGTTGGAGGAAACGGAGTTCAAAACGGTTCTGCTAATCCTGGAGGAGACGGTCAAGCTACAGCTATAACAGGTTCTTCAGTAACACTAGCTGGTGGTGGCGGAGGCGGTGGCCAAAGCGGACCGGCAGGTGGAGGACCCGGAGGTGCCGGCGGAGGCGGTGGCGGCTCTACAGGAAACAATGAACCTGCGGGCACAGCAAACACTGGTGGCGGTGGCGGTGCTAGTGCAAACAATGCAGGACCTGGAGGAAGCGGTATTGTAATTTTAAGAATACCAACATCAAACTATTCAGGCACAATAACAGGATCACCTACGGTTTCAGTGGTTGGTACTGATACAGTATTACAATTTACAGCTAGCGGTACATACGTAGCATAGGAGATAAAATATGGCACATTTTGCAAAATTAGGAAAAGGAAACATAGTTGAAGAAGTAATTATTGTTCATAATAATGATGCTCCTACAGAAGAAGCTGGTCTTCAATTTATTAAAAAACTGTATCCTAAAGATGATAGTATTTGGAAACAGACTTCATACAATACTTCTGAAAACAAACATTTATTAGGTGGTACACCTTTTAGAGGAAATTTTGCAACTGTTGGTGGAAGATACGATCAAGCGCTAGATGTTTTTCTTCCAATTAAAAGATTCGATAGTTGGCTTTTAAATGAAACTACTTATCAGTGGGAAGCACCGATTGCAAAACCAAGTATAACAACATATGAACATGAGGGAAATCAAGTTCTTTGGGATATAACTTGGAACGAGCGTGTTCACCAAGAAGATGTTACAAAAGTACTAGGTTGGCAGGGGCAAAAAGCAACATTTGCAGGAGACCTTACCCTTTACAATTGGAATGGATCTGCTTGGGTACTAGCCTAATATATCTTTGACTTATAAAACCAATATGATATATCTTTAATTATAAAGATATATGAAACTAAGCAATTATTACTATTATTTTAAAGACGCTCTATCGAAAGATTGGTGTAATAAAGTTATGAATTTAGGTTTAAGTGCTACGAAAGAAAAAGCTAAAGTGTATGATGCTAATCAAAAAAACATACTTGGTAAAAACAGGGATTGTGATGTTTCTTGGTTAGATCAAAAATTTATTTATGATGATTTAAGACCATATATTAATTACGCTAATCATAACGCTGAATGGAATTTTGAATGGCATACATTTGAAAAAACACAGTTTACAATTTATAATAAAGATCATTTTTTTGGTTGGCACACAGATAGTGTTACAGATAGAATAAAACAACATAAAGATGAAACAATTGTAAACAAACAAAGAAAACTATCTTTAACAATTTTACTTAATGATAAAAATGAATACGATGGTGGAGAACTGGAGTTTGATTTTAAAAATAGACCAGAAAATAATATAAGAGTGTGTGATGAAATAAAAACACAAGGGTCTATAGTAATATTTCCCTCTTTTGTTTGGCATAGAATAAAACCTGTAATTAGTGGCACTAGATATAGTCTAGTTGTATGGACTTTAGGAGAACCATGGAAGTAATTGATAATTTTTTAAACGTTACAGATTTTAATAATATAAAAGACAAAGTAATAAATTGGCATTTTTCTTGGTTTTATCAGCAAAACGTTTCTGCTGAAGATGAAGAAAATGAACCAAGATCATTATACTTTACTCATATGTTCTACGACAAAAATACAATAAATAGCGATCATTTTTATGTGTTAGAACCTGTGTTTAAAAAAATTAATTTAAAAGCATTAATAAGAGTTAAAGGTAATTGTTATCCAAGATCAGATGAAATTGTTTATCATAAACCACATACTGATTATAAGTATGAGCACAAAGGTTTAATATTAAGTTTAAATGATTGTAATGGTTATACAGTTATAGGAGATAAAAAAATAGAATCTAAAGCTAACAGAGCTTTATTTTTTGACCCATCAGTTGAACACAACAGCACAAACTGCACAGATGAAAAAGCAAGATTTAATATAAACTTTAATTATTTTTAAATGAATTTAAAAGATTACATACTACAATTAGATAATTGGATTCCTAAAAATATCTTAGAAAAAACTATAATTGAGTTCGATAAACAAGATTGGTTAAGACATAAATGGACTAATGTCAGAACATATGATGCAGAAAGTGATGTACATGGAAAGAAAGAACTTGATATGTTAACTAGTGATAATCTTACTTATAATAAAGAATTGCATGAATATATATGGAAAGCGATAGAAAGATATGTTGTAATTGATAAAATTGGTGGAGAAAGTTTTGGTGGTTGGAAAGGTTTTAGTAAAATTAGGTTTAATAGATATAGTGAAGGTCAGTCTATGGCTAAACACAATGATCACATCCACAGTATATTTGATGGTCAAGTTAAAGGAATACCGTTTTTAAGTATTGTTGGAGTTTTAAATGATGATTATCAAGGCGGTGAGTTTATATTGTTTGATGATCATGAAATAAAATTTAAAGCTGGAGATGTTTTACTTTTTCCATCAATATTTTTATATCCACATTTAGTTAAACCAGTAACAAAAGGAACAAGATACTCTCTAGTATCTTGGGTTTTTTAAATGGAACAGCCAACAATACATAGTCTTTTTCCCATACCAGTTTATAAAACAAAAATAGACAGAGATTTTACAAATCAAGAATTATTATTTGCAAAAGAACAAAAAAATTATTGTATTAAAAATAATGGTAATATTAATACAAAAGACAATTATATATTAAACAGAAAAGAATTTAAAAACATAAAAAGTTTTTTAGAAGGACATTGCAAAAATTATATAGATACTATTATCTGTCCTAAAAATAAAATAGATATTAGAATAACTCAGTCTTGGCTTAATTACACAGAACAAAATGAATTTCATCATATGCACTCACATCCAAATTCATTTGTTTCAGGTGTCTTATATTTTGATTGTGATATTAACAATGACAAAATTAAATTCACAAAATCAGAATACCAACAAATTAGTCCTGAAGTAGAAAACTATAATCTTTGGAACTCTCACATGTGGTGGTTTCATGTTGGCACGGGTGATTTAGTTATGTTTCCCTCAAGCACACTTCATCAAGTAGAAGCAAAAAAAGGAACTAATACTAGAATAAGTTTAGCTTTTAATACTTTTATTTCTGGTCTAATCGGTGAGCCCGAGTGCTTGAATGAATTAAATTTGGGCTAAAAGTCTCGCTTGATGTGAGGGATATACTAGTATATGTTAAGCATTCGACCAATACGGAATATGAGGTTATATGCTACAAAAAATAGGTTTTCAGCCTGGAATAAATAAACAAATATCTGCAACCACAGCCGAAGGCCAGTGGATAGACTGCGATAACGTTAGATTTAGATATGGCACTCCAGAAAAGATAGGTGGATGGAAACAATTAGGAACAGATGCTTTAACAGGAGCTACTAGAGGTCTACACCACTACATCAATAGTGTGGGTAGAAAGTATGCAATCATAGGTACAAACAGAATTTTATACGCATTCTCAGGTGGTCTTTTTCATGACATACACCCCATAAAAACTACAACAACTTTAACAAGTGCTTTTAGCACAACCAATGGTTCGCCTATTGTTACAATCACTTTTCCTTCAGCGCACAATATTGCTGCGGGTGAAATAATTTTATTAGATAGTTTTACTGCTATAACTGGTTCTAATTTTAGCGCATCTGATTTTGATGACAAAAAATTTATGGTGACATCTGTGCCATCTACTACAACCTTAACAATAACAATGCCATCAAACGAATCTGGATCTGGTGCTACAACATCAGGTGGAATTAGAGTTCAACATTATTACCCTGTTGGACCAGCTGTTCAAGCAAGAGGTTTTGGTTGGTCATTAGGAACATGGGGTGGAGAAGAGCCAGGTGCAACAACGACCACTTTAAATGGTGCCATTAATGATTCAACAACAACTATTGTATTAACGGACGCTTCTCAGTTTCCTAGCACAGGAACTAACTTTATTAAAATAGGAACTGAAGAAATGTCTTACACAGGTATTACATCAAACACTTTAACAGGTGTAACTAGAGGTGTTAGAAATACAACAGCTGCATCTCATAGTGATGGAGCCACAGTTACCGACACTTCAGACTTTGTAGCATGGGGTGAAGCTGCATCAGGAGACTTAGTTATTGAACCTGGTATGTGGTCTATAGATAATTTTGGTGACAAAGCTATTTGTTTAATTGCAAACAATGCTTGTTTTGAATGGGACTCTTCATTATCGAATGCAACAACTACTAGAGCCACAATTATATCTGGAGCACCAACAGCATCAAGACATATGATAGTATCTACACCCGATCGTCACTTAGTGTTTTTTGGAACAGAAACAACTATTGGAGATACACAAACACAAGACAGTATGTTTATCAGATTCTCTGATCAAGAGGATATAAATACATATACACCTACAGCAACCAATACAGCAGGTACACAAAGATTGGCTGATGGATCAAAGATCATAGGAGCCATTAGAGGTAGAGATGCAATCTATGTTTGGACTGATACAGCATTATTTACGCAACGTTTTGTTGGTCAACCTTTTACCTTTGCGTTTGCACAAGTTGGAACTAACTGTGGACTTGTTGGAAAAAATGCGTGTGTTGAAGTAGATGGTTCTGCATACTGGATGTCAGAGAATGGTTTTTTTAGATATGCTGGTAAACTAGAATCACTACCATGCTTAGTAGAAGATTTTGTATACGACGATATTAATTTAACATCTGGTAACCAAATGGTATCTGCTGGATTAAACAATCTTTTTGGTGAGGTCATGTGGTTCTATCCAACTTCCTCATCCTCTGTTGTAAACAGAATGGTTGCATATAACTATTTTGACTCTTCACCACAAAGGCCAGTTTGGACAAACGGAACATTATCCAGAACAATGTGGAGAGATTCTGCAGTATTTGGTTTACCACACGCAACAGAATATGATGCGGGAACTGACACATCTTTTGATGTGGTAGGAAACACAGAGGGCACAACAATATACTATGAACACGAAACAGGGACAGATCAAAATAAAAATGGAACTATAACAGCTATCACAGCTAACATAGCTTCTGGAGATTTTGATATTACTCAAAGGATTGCACGAGGTGCAACAACAGGCACAGCTGATATTAGAGGAGATGGTGAGTTTATAATGAAGATAAGAAGATTTATACCAGATTTTATATCTCAAACAGGAAATGCACAAGTTACATTACAATTAAGAAATTTTCCAAATGATGCCCAAGCTAGTTCATCATTAGGACCATTTACAGTTTCAACAGCTACACAAAAAGTAGATACACGCGCAAGAGCTAGAGCTATTGCATTAAAAATAGAAAATACCTCTTCTTCTCAAAACTGGAAGTTAGGAACTTTTAGATTAGATATACAACCGGACGGACGTAGATAATGGCAAAGATAGTACAAGTATTAACAAGACCAAGTAAAGAATATGATTTAGGAACGGCAGAGGCACAAGTAAGAGATCTTGATGCAATTGTAGAAAAATTAAATACAACATTTCAAGAAGAACTAAAACAAGAGGTAGAAGCATTTAACTTCTTTTTACAATAATGGCTAATAGTTTTATAAATAAAAAAGTAGATTTAACTACAACAGATTTAACTACACTATATACAGTGCCTAGTTTTAAGACAGCTGTTATTAAATCATTGTTAATATCCGAGGATGCCGGATCAGGAAGTACAATTACTATAACTTTAGTAAACGCTAGTAGTTCTATATTTAATTTATTTAAAGATAAAGCCGTAGCATCTAAAGCAACAACAGAACTTTTGTCTCAACCTCTTGTAATGGAAGAAGGTGAAGCATTAAAAGTACAGGCCGCTGACGCAGGTAGGCTGCACGTCATAGCCTCAATATTAGAAATACAGCCAAGAGAGGTAACGACATAATGAGTAAAGTAATGGTAATAAAACCAGAAGACATTAAAACAACTATAAAAAATAAAAAAACTGGTGAAATTTATGAAAGCGAAGAAGCTTTAAAAATGGCTAATATCCCAGTAGAAGACGTACAAAGAGACGTAACTATAAAAATGCCTAGCCTTGATTTATTTGGTAAAACAAAATAGAATAGAAAAATGGCCATAACAAGAGCACAACAAGCAAAACAGATGTTACAAAACGGGGGTATGTTAGTACAACCAGGATTTGGTGGTACTAGACAAGGATACCGTGGTGATGATGCATATGGCGGTAGTGAAGCTAGTAAAGGAGATGGACCAGAAACTGGAGCAGATTCATTAGGTGATTTAAATAGAGAAACACGTATGGGTGATAAGGGTAAAACCCGATCAGATAAAACTGACAAAGGTGAAGGTTTAAAAGAGCTTCTTACTCCTACAAATATATTTAAAGGTCTTATTAGTTTAAAAACAAAAGTACCAACTTTTGGTATAAATCTTTTTAATACTAAAAAAGGTATTAAAGACCCAAATGTTTACGAACAAGCAAAATTAGATTTTTTTACAGACGACGATGATGACACTGTTGAACCAGGAGGAGAGGGAGAATACATACCCCCTACATTTGCACAAACACAAATCGCTCCAGGAACAGTCGCACCAGTAATGCCTATGCAAAGACCTATGGATTTAAATAGACTAGCATATAGATTTTTTGCTGACGGTGGTTTTTTAGAAGATACTGATGAAGAAAGACAAGCTTATGGTTTAGGTAGTTTTGTAAGAAAAATTACACGTCCAATAAAAAAAGTTGCAAAGAAAACAGTTTCAACAGTTAAAAAAGTTGCAAAGAGCCCAGTTGGTAGACTAGCTATAGCAGTTGCAGCACCATACGCACTTGGTCCTGCTTTTGGTACTGGTGTTATGGGAAGTTTATCCGCTGCACAAAAAGCAGCATTAATATCTGGTGCAACAACAGGTATCACGCAACTTGCATCAGACGAAGATTTAGATTTTAAAGATATTGCATTATCAGCAGCTTTATCTGGAGCAACTGCCAAAGCATTTCCTCCAGGAGGAGCACCAAAAGCAGATCCAACAGGTATTGCTGGTAGAGCAAGAGTTGCAAGTGATATAAGCGCAGGAGCTATACCTGATAGAGCTATGGGTCAAATAAGACCTCGTTTCTTTGATGCTGACGATGTAGTCCTAGCTACTCAAAAACCTAATTTAATATCATCTCAAATACAAAAAGGTATAATTCCTGATAGAGGTATGGGTCAAATATTTGAAAGAGCAGTGCCTAAAGACACAAGTATTTTTCAAAAAGGTAAAAATATATTTAAAGCTGCTAAAGACAGTAAAGCGTTAGATTTTATAAAAGAAAACCCGCTTTTAACAATATTAGGAACATCAGCACTAGCAGGAATAACAGCTAAAAAACAACAAGAACCAGAGGAGTTTAGAGATGAAGACAGAGGTCCATCATTAGATATAGAAGGAATTACAGCAAGACCTTTTGATACTTTAAGATCTAGGTTTGCAGGTAGTGAATTCGATTTCTACGCTGCTGACGGTGGTAGAATAGGTTATCAAAAAGGCTCTAAAGAACCAGTAGCTAAAAAGGTAATGCCTTTATTAGATATGGGTGGTATGGAAAAAGACTACAGAGAAGACGGTGGTTTTGTGCCTATTGGACGTATGGAAAAAGCAGATGATGTACCAGCTAGATTATCTAAGAATGAGTTTGTATTTACAGCTGATGCGGTTAGAAATGCAGGTGATGGAGATGTAGACAAAGGCGCAGAAGTTATGTATAACATGATGAAGAACCTAGAAGCCGGGGGTGACGTATCTGAAGAATCGCAAGGCTTAGAAGGCGCACGTAAAATGTTTCAAACATCACAAAGATTAGAGGAAGTATTATAATGGCTGTAACTGAACAAAGAACATTACCCGCAAAATTTATTGAAGATTTAGGTCTAGACCTAGCAAAACAAATTACAGCTCAAACAGCTGTTCCAGTTGTATCAACTGGCATTGCAGGTATTACACAACAACCTGGTGAAACTGCAGCAGGTTTTAAAGCAAGACAAGATGCAGCTAAAGCATTTACAACAAGACAAGAAAGTTTAGCTGGACTTGCACCACAAATCGCAGCACAAGACGCATTAACAACACAAGCACAACAACTAGCACAAACTGGTATAGGATCTTTTCAACCATTCGTAACCGCAGCACAACAACAAGTTGGTGCAGCAGGAACTACAATAGGTGGTATACCAACAGGGGCAGCAACAACACAACAGATTCAAGACTTTATGTCCCCTTATCAATCACAAGTGATTGATGCAACACTTTCAGAATTTGATCGTAATCAAGCTATTAGAGAACAGCAAATAAAAGATCAACAAACAGCTTTGGGAGTGCTCGGCAGTGGCCGAGCGGGAGTGCAACTCGCCGAGTTTGGCACAGGGGCAGCGAGAGAAAGAGCTTTATTACAGGCAGGACTTTTACAACAAGGTTTTGGTCAAGCACAAGCAGCTAGACAACAAGACATAGCTAACAGGTTTAACATAGCACAAGCACAATCCGGATTAGGACAACAACAAGCAGGTTTAGCATCTCTCGTGCCTGGATTACAACAAGGAGATATTTCTACTTTAGGTCGACTGGGCGCAGCAAACCAGGCACAAGCACAGGCTCAACTCGATGCACAAAGAGAAGCAGCAAGACAAGCAGCATTCCAACCACAAGAACAGTTAGATAGATTTGCTGGACAAGTAACTGGATTAATGGGTGGATACCCTGCACAGTTTCAACAAACTATAAGACCTAACCCTACACCATTACAAACAGCTCTTGGTGTTGGAACAACACTTGCTGGTATTTATGGAGCGGTAAACCCAAGACCTCTTTTTGGTGGATAGTAATGAATAGAATTTTAAAAAGACCAATGTTTAGAATAGGTGGTTCTGCAGGAACTGGCATTACGACAGGACTAGATACACCGAGACAAAACTATTTTGATGCAGGTCGTGTGTTACCAACTCAAGAAGAGTTTACAAAAGCAAAAGAAATGTTTCCACAATTTCAAAGACCACAAGGTGAGGGTCTTTCAAGATTTTTAACTACATTTGGTTTAGATTTATTATCAAGACCACCAGAAGGTGGTTTCTTCTCTACAGTTGCATCTGCAGCTAAAGCACCAACAGAACAACTTTTCAAAGATATAGACACTGAAAGAGCTACAAAGTTTGCAACAGATGCAGATTTATTTAAAACTTTAATAGAAGCTAAAGCTGAGGCTTCTGGTGGAACTAGTGGTAAGACATATGCTAAACTTGAAATAGCAAATGATATTGAAAGAACAATGGGTAAAATAACTGAGCTTAACAAAAGAATTGCAGCAGGTGAGACAGGTCTTAAAGATGAATTAGATAAAGCTCAAGCTAGATTAAATTATTTATCTAAAGAAAATGCTGTTGGTAAATCGTTAATGCAACAAACTGATTTTGCTGCTGATGTTTTAAAAGGTATTATTAATTCATTAAAAGATGAACAAATACCTGATCCTAATAACCCAGAATTAATGATAGATAAATATCCAGATGGTAAAAGTGATCCTGATCTGTTAAAAGAAGCATTTAGAAGATATGCAGAATTTTTTCAAACAGTTCCTAAAATAGAGGAGGCAAAAGCTGATGGTGGTCGTATTGGATTACAAATGGGTGGTGAATCAATGCCCGCGGATCAAGGAACAACAGAAGAACCTAAAATAGATTTTGCAACTTTAAGAGCTAGATTACCAAAAGAGATAGGTGATGATATCGTAAAACTTATTGCATTAAGTCCAGAAGCATTAGAAGACTTTGCAACAATAGCAACACAACAAGACGTAGATTTATTTAATCAAAAGTATAGTGTCAATCTAGTTTTACCACAGGAGTAATAACATGGCTAGAGATGAAACTGCTATAGAAAGGCAACGAAAGAGACCTTATAAGAAACCTGAGACTGAACCTGGAAATATAAGAAATCTTGACGAGTTTCAACAAACATTTTTATCTGCATTAGAAAGTATTGGAGAACCTAAAAAACCTGTAAAATATATTAGACCTGTAATAGAGTCTTTCAAAGGCAAAGACGCTAAAGATACTAGTTTATTAAGACTTGGTTTATTTTTAACTCCAAAACTAAGAACAGCTGCCTCGTTAACAGAAGGCGAAGACATAATTAAAAAACTAGAAAGAATAGAGGGAGAAAAAGATTATATATCTGGTTATGATGAAATTAGAAAAGGTGTGGATACAGGGTTATTTGACACTTATACAGCTCTTAAGAGCGCTTTATTTACAGGATTAGATTACACCTTCAATACTAGTTTTTTAGAATCATTTGATGAAATGATGAAAGATCCTAAAAAACAACCAGATAGACCAGAAACTTGGAGAGGTGACCTTGTTGCTTTAATGACACAATTTGGAATACCAGGAGGTATTATTCAAAAATCTTTAAATAGAACTAAAACTTTTCGACAAGTTAAAAACGTTGTTGAAAAAATGGGTAAGACTGCAAGGCAAAGAAAAATTAGTAAGATTGCATCAAGATCTATAGAAGGTATGACAGTTGTTGGTGCAACAGATTTTTTAGTATCTGAACCTGGAAGACAATCTTTATTTTTTGAACCAGAGGCAACGGAGGGTTTAACAGGAAGAAAAAGAGCTGCAGCAGAATTTAGAAACAAAATTAAATATGGTGCAGAAGGGACATTAATAGGAGCTGGTTTTCCAATTGTAGGAAAAGGATTACAACAAGGTTATAAATATGGTCTTGCACCTTTTGTAAGAACGTCTGCATCACTAGGCGCTAAAGGTATAAACAATGCTGTATTTAGACCCATTACGTATCTTGGATCAAGAGAAGCTGTTAAACCAGTTGTAACAAAAACTGCTAAAGGAATAAGAAATGCCACAGATTTTGTGTTAACAAAGGCAGTAGCTCCTACGATTGTATCTGCTTTTTCTGGTAAAATTGTAAAACAATTACCAAAGTTTGAAGACTGGAGATTATATTCTGTAACAAATCCTAATAGAGAACTTAGAGTAATTAAAAAACTAGATAACATATTATCTTACTTTAGGTCTTTTGGTAAAGCACCAAAAGATATTGAAGGTGTATCCGAAAATGTGATGTTATATATAAAAGGTAGAGCAAGAAAATTAGATAGAACTATGGAAGGTTTAGAGAAAAAAGCATACAATTTAGCAAAAGGTTTTGAAAATCAACACAATAGTTTAACAAGTTCTCCTGCTTTACAAAAACATTATCTTGACCAAGTAGAACAATTTTTAAGAGATCAAATTAAAAGAAATGATTTACCAAAAGAATTACAACCATTGGCTGCAGATTTAAAAAAAGAAATTGCAAATGTAATGAGAGAGTTTCAAAAATCTTTACCTAAAGATAAAAATGCAGATAAACTTACAAAACAATTAGCTAATATAGAAGCTAGTAGAATTAATAGTTATTTAATTAAATCTTTTTCAACGTTTTCAAATCCTAATTATGCACCAGATCAAAAAATTTATAATAATGCTGTTGATTGGGTATCAACAAATATTATTAAAAAAAATAAAGATTTAAGACTAATTTCTGTAAAAGATTTTCCAAAATTAAATAAAGAAAGAGCTTATAACGAATCTGCAAAAATGATGGTAGAATCGATATTAAGATTAGGTAGAGCTGAAGGTAAAAATCCACTATCACAATTAAAAGAAATAGCAAAATTATTAAGGTTTAAAGATTACAATATGTTAAAAACAGGAGAGGAATTACCTACTGTTGTTAAAAATTTATTAGGACCTGAAAAAAATTTAAAAGCAGTTGTGGGAACAACCACAGCAGAAATGGTTTCTGCAATGGCAAACAAGAGAGCTGCAGATTACATAGCTCAATCAGGTTTAAAAAATAAATGGCTGTTCAACAGTCGTGAGGAAGCAATTAATGCTGGTATTTTAAATGCTCAAAAGATAGAAAAATTACCTAGACTTGGTAGACATATGAAGTCTGATTTAATGGAGTTGTACGCAGATCCAGAGTACGTACAAATGTTTCAAGGTGTAGGTGGTCTATTAGATGACTTAATCAACATACCAATATACAGAGAAATTATGCAAGGTAAGGTTGGTGTGCAAATTGGTAAAACTTTGTACTCTCCACAAACACAAGTAAGAAACGTAACATCAGCTGCTTTCTTTGCACTTATGAACGGACACATTGGTGGCAACGCAAGTGTTACAAATGCAATTAAAATAGTATTAGATGATATATTTAAAGCAGGTCAGAAAAATATAGATGAAGTAGCATTTAATAATTATGTAGAAAGACTAGTTCGTTTAGGAGTGTGGGATGAAAACGTTGTAGCTGCTGAATTAAAAGCAATTATGGATCAGGTAAAAAATCAATCAATTAGAACATCTGATCAACTTTTTAGCAAATTAATTAAAATGACTCCTACTGATAAAGTTGCAAGAGTATATGCAGGAGGAGACAACTTGTGGAAATTTTATGGTTTTGAATTTGAAAGATCAATATTAAGTCAGGGGCTAAGAAACTTAGATGATATTAGATTATATTTTAAAGAAATGGGAAGATCTTTTGATGACATAAACCCTATAACAGGCAATGTAAAAACTTTTGATGATGCATTAGATGAGGTAGCTGCATACTCTATTAGAAACACCTATCCAACTTATTCTAAAGTGCCACCTGCAATACAAAATTTAAGAAAATTACCACTAGGTGCCTTTGTATCTTTTCCAGCAGAGATATTAAGAACAGGAGCAAACATTATGAACTTTGCTTTAAAACAAGCATCTAGTTCAAACGCCGCCGTAAGACAGATGGGACTTAGAAGATTATTAGGTGGTTTTATGACTTTATATGCTGGAGGAACGGGTCTTGTACAAACAGCACAGTTTTTAACTAATAGCACTAGTGCACAATGGGATGCTTACAAAATGTCTGCTGCTGCACCTTGGGATAAAAACTCTAGTTTATTGCCTATTAAAGGATGGGAAAATGGTGAGTCTGCAGCTATAAATTATTCATACTTTTCACCATACGATAGTTTGTATGCACCATTTGCTTCTGCACTTGCAAAAGCAAAAGCACAAAAATTAAACCCACAAGAAACCGAAGATTATGTTTTAGAATTAATGTTTGCATCTGATGGACCTGTTATGACTTTGTTAAGTCCATTTATTACAGAACCAATTGGGTACGATAGAGTTTTAGATGTTACAACTAGAAAAGGAAGAAAGTCACAAGGTGGTACAGTTTATTCTGCATCTGATAGTTTAGGAGATAAAATGGCAAAATCTTTTGCATACGTATTGGATGGAGTTAAGCCAGGTGTTTTTGTAAACGTTGATAAAGTTGCAGGAGCTGTATCAAAAGATCTTACAGCTGGTGGTAAACCTTTAAATTTAAAAGATGAATTACTTGCATTGTTTGCTGGTACTAGAATTATTAGAATTGATGTTAAAAAAGATTTAAGGTTTTTTACATCAGACATGAATAGAAAATTAAGAGCAACAGATGAAAACGAAAATTTTTATAACGTAAATAATTATCAAGAAAATACACCATCTGACATGGTTAGAACATTTACAAAAATGCAAGACGAGGCGTTTAGAATACAGAAAGATATGTTTATTAGAATACAAAATTTAAAACTATTAGATGTAGATGAAGATACCATTGAAGAAATCATGATTAAATCTGGTACAAGTAAAAAAATAGTTAAAAATTTAATTAATGGTGAATTTACTCCGGTCAACTACTCTAAAAAAAGATTTGAAACAAAGATAAATACTTTAGAAACAGAGATAGAAGAGTTTACAAACAATAAATTTAAATACAGATTAAATGAAGATTTTGTTTTTCCAGAGAGTGAATTAGATGACATCATTGATGAGTACGAAGACAAAGAATTTTTTACAAAAGGTAACGAATATAATCCAGAGGAGTTTAGTTATGAAACAGATAAAAAAGGTAATATATTATTAGATGAAAATGGTGACCCCGTAAGAGACGAAGGTTTTGTTAAAAAAGTTTTAAGAAAAACAACAAGAACTATTAAAAATTTAGTTGATGAACCAGAGGCAAAAATACAAACACCACCGTTACCTGCAACACCTAGTCCAAATATAGTAGCAAATGTGCCACAAAAAAGCCCAATTACCAACTTGACACAAACAGAGGATGCAGTACTATCTGATACTTTAGATAGGGCAATTGCGAAAAGAACATAATGAAAAAATCAGCATTACAAAAAATAGAAGCGCACGAGAAACTTTGCAGAATTATGCAAAAACAAACCTTTGAACAAATCAAAGAAATAAAAGAACGTGTGTCAAGGATGGAGAAGATGATCATGGGTGGAGGCGGAGCCATAATACTGGCCTTACTCATGAACGCCATATAATAATGAAACTATCACGAAACTTTAGCTTATCAGAGCTTATTAAATCAGACACAGCTATCAGGCTGGGCATAGACAATAATCCTAATGCAGATCAAATAGAAAAATTAAAATTACTTTGTGAGAATATTTTACAACCGGTACGTGACCACTTCGGCAGAGTAACGGTGACTAGCTGCTTTCGTAGTCCTGAGTTATGTGTAAAAATTGGCAGCAGTTTAAATTCGCAACATACCCGTGCGGAGGCGGCGGACTTCGAATGCTTGGGCACAAGCAACGCTGAAGTCTTTGATTGGATCAAGGCAAACCTTCCGTATGATCAAATGATATTAGAATTTTACACTCCCGGTGAACCAAACTCGGGGTGGATCCACTGCAGCTATGTATCTGATAAACCAAGAAAACAATTATTAAGAGCTTTTAGAGAAGACGGTAAAACTAAATACAAACCTGTTATTGGTAACGCTGTAGACTTAGATTAAATCCAAGCTCGTAACTCTTCACCCAATACTTCAGATGCAATATTAATTTTTTTACGAAGTGATTTTTGTATTTTTTCATCTACAGTTTTTTCTGCAATAATATCTATATAAGTTACGTTTTTCTTTTGTCCAATACGATGCGCTCTGTCCTCTGACTGTAAACGCTTCTCTAGGTCATATCCGTTAGAATAGTAAATTACGGTATTTGCAGCCGTTAAAGTTATCCCATAGCCGCCCGTAGACGGCGTTCCTACCATGAATCGGCACTTAGGGTCGGACTGAAATCTACGTATATTATCTTGTCTTTCATCTTGTGGCGTTAACCCATAATAGTCAACCACTGACCCCGGACCATGGACCTTTTCTATTTCACTAACCATATTCTGTATATCTTTTTGCCAGTGTCCCCATATGATTGCTTTGCCTTCTATCTCATCCAACACATCCATTAGCTCCGTAATTCTATTATTTTTTATTTCTTGTGTGGTGCCATCATCTGCAACGAAGTGGCCACAAGTTATTTGTTGTAACCTCATCAGCTGTGTAATTACAGTCATAGTAGAAGTAACTTTGCCATTTAACGTAGCAAGAGCGTGCTCTTTCATTTGTTTGTAAATCTTCTCTTGTTCCTTACTTAAAGTAATATAACGCTTAGTCCAGTTCTTTGGAGGTAAGTCTAAACAATCTTCTTTTAAAACTCTGTAAGAAAAGTTTTGTAATGTTTCTGAAAGCTCACCTAGGTTTTGAAATTTGTGAACAACTTGTATTGATCTACCTCTAACGTGCATAGTTTTCATTACAGCATATCTATTTCTAAAAGCATAATATGATGCAAAATCTAGTAAGTATGGGTCTAAAAATTCACACTGTGTATACAAGTCTAGTGGATTCTTTGTAACCGGAGATCCTGTCATTATCCTTCTGTATTTAGAGTACTTACCAAGATTTATAATATTTTTTGTACGTTTAGCTGTTGGTGTTTTGATAGTTGTAGATTCATCTATTGCCATCAATACTTTGTGTGAGTTTAAAAATTTAGTTGCAAACTTAACACCTTTGTCTGTAGACAAAGCCTCCACGTTCATAATTAGAATATGTAAATCTATGCCTGTTTCAAACAAAGTTTCTAGTTTTTCTTGTTGTGTTTTATTAATATTAGATTGCCACAATACTGACACATTTTGTATGTGCTTTGGTAAGTGTGTAGGTATCTCTTGCTCATACCAGGTTTTTATTACACCTTTGGGAGCTACTATTAATGCACCATCTATTTTGCCTTTGTCATAAAGCATGGACATGTTATCTATCAACACTTTTGTTTTACCTGTACCCATCTCCATAAAGTATGCGTAGGTTTCTTTGTTCCACGACTTTTCTAAAGCAGTCAACTGATGCTTGTATGGCTTTGTTCTAAATTTATAATTCATCTTTCTATTGACATTTATATAAAGCATGTTATATGATTTGTCAATGTCAGAAAGTAGAGTTTTTGTAATACAAGAGATAGCTGGTACTAAAGCAGGTAACCCTAAAATAAATATTATGGGGGCGTCTCGTTATTCTTCATCAAGTAAGTTTATTTTTTTATTACCAGAATTTTCTCAGATTATTTTTTCACCTGGTCCACTCGTGTATAAGTTGAGACAAGGATTAAAAAGTTATACATCTGAAGATTATTTACTACTTACAGGTGATCCTGCTATCATAGGTGTTGCGTGTTCTATTGTTTCTGATATTACTAATGGAAAATATAAATTGTTAAAGTGGGATAAACAAGAAAGAAAATATTATCCTATTGAAATAAACTTATACGAGAAAGGAGAAGTGAATGACAATTAATTTTGAAAAAGACCAACAAGATGCAATGAAAAAGACTGACAATATTCAGTCTCTTGCAGATCAAGTTCAAAGACTGGAGGCGATGCATCAGGAGTTTGAAATTTTAGAGGGTGCAGTAAAAGAAAAGAAAAAACAAATTGCACACATATCAGGAGAAGTTATACCTACAATGATGAGTGAGATGGGTTTAGCAGAATTAAAACTTCATGATGGGTCACATCTTAAAGTTTCAACGTCGTACAAAGCTCACATTAGTGAAGCGAATAAAGAAGCGGCGTACAACTGGCTTCGTGAAAATGGCCTAGGCGATATAATCAAAAACGAGATATCCGTATCGTTTGGTCGTAACGAAGATAACAAGGCGGCTGATTATGCCGAACTTGCAAAGAGCAATGGGTTTCAACCGACACAAAAGATGAAGGTTGAGCCCATGACTCTGAAAGCGTTAGTCCGTGAGCGTATAGAGGCAGGTAAAGAAATGCCAACGGAAATTTTCGGAGTATACTCTGAGAATAAGACTACAATAAAAAGGAGCAAATAAACATGAACCAAGTAGCAAATAAAAAAGAAGGAGCACTGCAAACAAATTTGTTTGAAGCAGATGCAAACCAAGGGGCTCAAAACATTTCGCAAGAAGATCTTGCGTTACCTTTCTTAAAAGTTTTGGGTCAGCTATCTCCAGAGGTAAACAAAAGAGATGCAAAATATGTCGAGGGCGCAGAACCCGGCAAGATCATAAACACTGTTACCAATGAGTTGTTTGATGAGATACAAATTGTACCTTGTCATTATAAAAGACAATACATTGAGTGGCAGGATAGAGGTACCAGCACTGGTGCACCTGTTGCAATTCACGAAGCTAGTAGTGATATCATTAGTCAAACCACAAGAGGTAAAGACTACAAAGATAGATTACCAAACGGTAATTATCTTGATAACACTGCACAACACTTTGTGTTAGCTGTAGGTACTACACCACAAACAGCTTTGATTTCTATGAAAGGCACACAATTAAAAGTGAGCAGAAAATGGAACTCAATGATGATGGGTATCAAAATGCAGGGTAAGAACGGACTTTTTACTCCGCCAACATACAGCCACATTTACAATCTAAAAACTGTACAAATGTCAAACGACAAAGGTACATGGTTTGGATGGGACGTAAGTAAAGTTGGACCAGTTACAGATAAAAATATCTATGACATGGCTAAAAACTTTGCGGTAAGCGTAGGTAAAGGTGAAGTTGAGGCGAAGCATGGTAACGGAGAAGCAGACTCCAAACAACCATACTAACCGTATCCTAGGTAGTGGGCAGTCACGCGAGAGTAGGCTGCCCACGTTGCATTTGTTATGATAGAAAAATTTAAACAAATATTTACAGGATTAGACCGTGCTCACGGTGTCACTAAAGTAGGTGAATCAAACGGTAATGGTAAAAAGATAAAAGGTGTATCTTTTATAAAAAGAGAACCAGTTACAGATGATCTATGGCAAAAACATTTAGATGGCACAGATAGTTTAGGTGTCATACCTATTAACGATGACAATAATTGTAAGTGGGGATGTATAGATATAGACTCTTATGCAGGGTTTGACCACAAACAATTAATAGAAAAAATTAATAAATTAAATTTACCACTAATAGTATTTAGATCTAAGTCTGGTGGTGCTCACGTATTTTTATTTACAGAAGATTACGTATCCGCAAGATCTATGCAAGATAAGCTGATGGAAATAAAGGCTGTATTGGGATATGGCGGATCAGAAGTTTTTCCAAAACAAACAGAATTGAAATCGAAAGATGATACAGGAAATTTTTTAAACTTACCATACTTTAATTATAAAAATACAACAAGGTATGCCTTCCATGGAACAGGTCAAGCTGCTACACTAGAAAGTTTTTTTGAGCTGTATGAAAATATAAAAGTAAAAGATGTCGATAGTATAAAAGTAGAAAGACCTAAATCAGATTATAACGATGGACCGCCGTGTATTGAAACACTGGCTATGAATAAAATAGGTGAAGGTGGTAGAAATAATGCACTGTTTCATTATGGCGTGTATGCAAAACAAAAGTGGCCAGGTGAATGGAAATCAAAATTAATTTTATTTAATGCAACCGCAATGGAAAGACCATTGTCAGACTCAGAGGTACAGATAGTTGTTACACAACATGATAAAAAAGAATGGGGTTATAAATGTAAAGATGAACCAATGTGTAGTATGTGTGATAAAACATTATGTCGGACTAGAAAATATGGTATTGGTCAAGAGATACTATTTCCTGGGCTAACCGACCTCCAGGTAATAGACTTGGAGGACCCTTACTACTATCTCAATGTAGACGGAGAAAGA